CAGTCACAGTAAAGGCGCGGAAGGCGCGGATAACTAACTCATCGTTTACCGTTGCACCAGAACCAAGTGTGATCGTATCGCCATTGCTGGCGGTAAAGTCTGAACTATCAAGATGCACACCGTTTAGATATACGTCTACATCGTTACCAGAGAAGGCCAGTATCGCACCGTTAGCATCCGCACCTGTAAACGCGGTTTGGCTTGCTGTTGCTGTATACTTAAACAACTGCATTGCAAAGCTGGTAGGCTGGTCTACGGCACGACCAAAGAAGCGTACAGTAATTACATCGCCATTAGCTGGAGCGGCAGAAAAGGTTAGTGTTGTTCCTTGCGCGGTATATGCCTTGCCTATACCCGGCTCTTGCACTACGTTACCGATTGTTACAATTAGTGCCTCACCGCTAACAACGCTTTGTGCCAACGTAAACGCAGTTGCGCTTCCATCACCCGTAAACCTTTGAAAGGTTATATCGCCTACATTTGGGTCTATGCCTATATATGCCATTATCCAACTATTTCCATCAAAGTAATAAAGCTAGTCCAACGGCCGCTTTTTTGACACTCTAGTGGGTTACTAGCGTCATAGGACTTCGCCTGTGTTTTATACGTAATTGCACTTGTGGTGTTAGGACTATCTAATTGACTTTGTGTAGTATACCATCTGAAAGATGCATTTGTTCCGGGATTTATATACTGTTGATAGGTATCTGTTACCGCTGAAATATTGGTGCTTCCTCTTAGAATAACTATTGTTCCGCCGTATCTTAAACAATAACAATGTTGCTGTATTGTCACGAGAATTTTATTTGATGCTGATGAAGGTGTTATTGATGCAGAAAGATTAGTGTCAGTGAGAGTCGTAGTCGAACTGTGAGACGAAGCCGTTGTTGTGCTACCTTGTACGACCTGTATAACAGAACCAGTAGGCATAACCGCAGAGGTAATCGCACCAGTTGCTAACTGACTTGTACCTACAGCACCAGTTGCCAAAGAGTTTGTTTTAATTTTGCTTAATGGCATTTCAAACTCCTATCCCAAAGCCGTAATAATTAAATTAGGCTGATGAAAGGTATTAGTTCCAATGCCATCAAAATAAACAGTGCTATGAAGTCTTCCTTCATTTGATGAACCATATTCTCTTGATTGAATTTTAAGAGTTTTTGCTGATGTCCATGTAGCTTGTCTACCAGTTGCGGTGCTTGCTGTGCCGCCAATAGGAATTACATACCTTAAACTTTGCATTACTTCTGGATATTGCCCACTTATATTTAGCCTTTGATTTGTCACTTCATCTGAATCAATGTAAAACCTAAAATGGGCAATACCATTGGCATCTTTAAAAGCAAACTGACAATGAAAATCGTATATTACGCAAGTTGTTCCTGATGGTGGGGTATATGAAATTTCAGAACCAGTTACAGTAACGTAGCTAGTCGTTAATTCTTGTACCGCAGTAACATTTGTAGGAGTGTAAGTTCCGCTAGAAACAGTGTAGTTTTGACCATCGCATATCATAGCAAGTTGCTCTTTGACATTAGTACTGCTAAGACCAGTAAGTGCAGACCCATCTATAGCTGGTAATGCACCTGTCAACTTGCTTGCCGCCATTGTGTCTATCTTGACATTGGTTACATTTGCGTCAACAATCTTTGCCGTTGTAATAGAAAGGTCTGGTGCTTCCAGCCGTGTTGTTACTTCTGCCTGACCACGATATATAACGTACACGTTACCCGTACCAGACGGCGGGGCTTCGTCAAACGTCAAGGTAGTTCCTGTGGCTGTGTATGACTTACCAGATCCAGGCTCCTGCTGCACGTTGTCAACAAATACCTCTAGCTCTTCACCAGTGTTCACGGCGCGGTTAAGTGTAAACGCGGTCGCCGAACCTGTGCCGTTGAAGGACTGGCTCGTTGTCTTCGTTAACTGTTTATTTGGTTGTGCGCCGATGTATGCCATTATCCAGCTATCTCCGTCACGCTAATAAAAGATGTACCTCTTTCATAAGAAGCAGTATCTGTATCACCTACAGTTCTGTTCAAATACCAACTATAACCAGCAGTTTGGTTAAAACCTACTTTATATGTTATTTGAGATGTGCTGCTAGGTGAATCAAAATAAGAATAGGTAACGTGTTCTGGTGTAGAGTCGGCATTTTGTACATCATAAGTAATTCCAGTTCCCATCATAATGCCTGTTGGCCTATTACCCGCTGTTGCATGAGACAATTTTGTACTATCTCTAAAGAAAAACCAAACGCTTTGATAACTTCCGGCTTGGTTAGACCATTCGCCATTGACCATTGCATCAATTCTAATAATGCTAGACGTAGAAATAGGAGTGATGTTTACTGTCAAATCTGATACAACAAGATCAGCACCAGCAGAACCAGATACAGTATTTGTGCCAGTAAACTGAGTGCGTTGCACTTGCAACACAGAACCAGTAGGCATAGCCGCAGAAGTAATTGAAGCTATTTGATTTGCACCTATTGTACTTAATGCCATTAGGTAATCTCCAGTACAGACAATGTAACGTCTGCCGCTGATGCTTGACTTGCTGTTATCCTCAAGATGTCAGAAGCATTCATCACAATCTTCTGGTCGCCACCAACTGCTACCAGTGACGAACCAACAGGGACAATGGCTGACTTTACAATATGCACATTGTCGCCATCGTTATTGATTAGCTGTACGTTTACCGTGATTGAAACCGCCAATATGTTGGCAATGTTCAAGCCGATGATTGTTGTTTCTGTCGCGCTGGGGCAGGTATAAACATCTGCGTTGGCTGTCCCCACTGCGGTGTCTGTAAATGTTTTAAATGCGTTAGCCATTTTTCTATCCCAATGCTATTGCGAATGCCAACGCATTCGGGTCTTGTTCTGTAAAGTTCTGCGCGGTTCCACTCGCGTCATTAAATATCATCTTCTCTGCTGGCAACGTACAGAAGATGGTGCGGGTGCCTGCTGACCAACTAACAGCATTATCGGAATTGCTAGACTGCAAAATTGTGGTACGGGCCAAGGTTGTACCAGATGCAGTATAGGTTCCAATACCTATCTCAAAGTCGGTTCCATCCGTGCAAGAATAATAGGTAGTGTTACCATCACCTATTTGACTAAATGCCTCAAAACCACCTACCGCACCAGCAAGCGTATATGTGCCAGTGCCCGTTGTGGTTGTTGTTTCTTTCACGCGGTCTTTCAGAACAAGAGCCATTACTTCAACTCGATTGTAAGATTCCCAGCGTTGATACGGAAGATATCCCCCGTAGCAATAGTCTTGTTTGCATCCAATGCACCGACAAACAGAATGTTACCGCTTGAGGCCGCATCTACAATAAATGCATGTGTCACAGTGTTACTGGTTCCAGTTGATGCCGGAAACTCAATATTAGCTGCGTTGGTAACTGTCTGTTGATCCGTACTTGCGGAGGCTAGTGTCCAGTTAGCTGCGGTCACTTGCTGTCGTGCATACGAACCAAAAGTTGCTTCTGTTAATGAACCAGCCTCTGCGTCAGAAACTGCTGTTGCCAAGCCAACATATATGCTGTCGCCCGGTGTTGCGAATGAACCAGCATTATTCTTAAAAATAAAACTAAGTATTTTATTCTCAAGGTAAGTGGTTGCTGCGTTACTTGTTGCCATTTGTTACTCCTAAGTCCTTGGCCTATCAGGTAAGCCCCTACGATTAGCGTCTGAGTTTTCTCTAGCTTCCGCCAAGTCTTTCAAACGCTGAATCTCCTGCGCGAACCTTTGTTCGTACAGTTGCATCATATCCTGCTCACCTTTCATGTAAGTATACGCTTCCACAAGTGAGCCGTAAAGAAGAGCGTTAGGGGCGTTTTCGCTCAACCACGATGTTGCTGAATCAAGCCCAGCAGTGATACTAGCTGGTCTATAGTAATAATGTAGCTCTACTGTGTAATTGCTGTCTGGAGTAGGGCCAACAATAAAATTATCCACGTCGTAAATACTGTAGTATTTTGGTCTAGCGTTTGCGCCTGTGTCTATGGAATACTGCTGAACAAAGTTTACATCCTTAAAGTCTAAGAATACTTTGTTCGACGCTGTTGTAATTTGAAAAGAAAACGGCGCAAGGTAGTCTGTAGGAACAGACAGGTATGGGTCAGCATTTGTTAACGCAGACGTGGCGTTCTTACGAAACAACTCAAGGTCAACAAGTGTGAAGATACGATCTTCTGCACCACGAATAAACACGGGCAGGTTGGTGACGAAAGATGTTTCCGTGTTTTCTGCAAAATCTTGGATAGCTTGTTTGAGTTGTGCGTATGTAAAAGACATGTTACCTGCTCACTATACTATTGTTATGTTTCCAACCATGCTGCTGTGAACAGTACACTGATAAACTAACGAAGTGTCACTAGGCTCGTGTGGCACAATGAACTGAGTTAGCCCGGAGGTGCTGTTGTAGTTATCCGTAACTCCTGTTGTAAAAGCAGAGCCACCAGAAGATGTTCGTATTTGCAAAGGGTGGCTGCTGACGTAAGAAGAGTTGTCAATTAAATATGTGTGACCTTTGTAAAAGGTAAAGTTAGGGTTGTTGCCAGCAGTAGCACCTGGCCCAGAAAAAGTGTAGGCAGAACCCGTAGCCCCCGTTGTTGTGTATGTGGTTGTCGGGCCACTGACCTCATCGTTTAAACGTATCCAATTGCCACCATGAGCAAAGTACAGACCACCAGTTGCATGAACATGGGCGACTGCACCATGATAGGTTGATGCGCTTGGTAAATCAGTCAAAGCAGCGTAATAAAAAACAATTTTGTTTGCACCAGAACTTACATCAAGTAAACCAGAGGCGTTAATAATATCCGTTAATGTGGTGCCATCACCCAACGCATTGTAAATTTCGGTGAAGTTATCATTAATCTTATCTGCGCCATCACGCAGAGTATCACCAGTGCCATCGTTTGCGGCAGAGCCAATTCCTACTGTTTGTTTTGCCATTTAGCCCTCGTCAAAAGTCTTAGTTGCCGAATCGAGTGTAACATTTGTCGCATCAAAGGTCGATGCTGTTGTTGCAGCAGCAGTCCCCGGCCCAGAGGTCGCATTGTCACCGCCGCCTCGTGCGTTACCGATTGTTGCTGTTTCACCTCCGACGATGGTGATTGTGTACGAATCAGCATCGACAACTGTAATTGTATATCCTGTAGCTTTTTCAAGACTAGCTTCTGAAAATCCATCAAACGCCTCCACTTTACGAAAAGCAACAGCATCTGATGTGCTGCGACCATGAGAAGGTTCAAACACCGTAATTATCGGAGAACCCGGAGAACCTGATTGGAACGGGTTTTTTATCAAAAGCCTTTGAACAGCCACCTCTGTGCTTGTGTCTGGTCTGGGTTCAAAAAGTGCTTGTGGGTCTGAACCAGGGGATATGGGTTCTAACTGTGGGTGCTTTGGCTCATACTCATCTGGACCTACTTTAAGACCGTTCCATTCCGTTATCATGTCAGCAAGACGATAACGAAAACCAGAACGGTCTGATATACCGTAAGCATATTTTCCAGATGCGTATCTAGCCATTAGTTTACCCGAAGATAAGAAATACTAGGCTGTAACTTCAACGGTACTCTATCTTCGTCCTCATCCGCTGCGCGTTGGAACTCTTCTTCATACACAGACTTTAAAAGCTGCACCCGCTCTGGTGCTCTTTTAATTGACAGGTAATACGCCAAGCCTGCAACCATGCAAGGCAGGAACCGGAACGGTGCGTCAGTCGTGTTGGCTAATGTATCTACGTCTTCAATCCGCTTTACATAGTAATATACAAGCGTATCGGTTGAGTTTTCTGGAGTAGCCCACAAAGTAATCTGCGGAGCACTTTGTCTGTTGAAGTAATACTGACTTGGTTTTCCTTGTGTTGTTTTGTTTGGCAAGCCTAGATACTGCCCACGCGACATGCGCGTAAGTTCCTGATCTACACCGCTGCGCCGAAGTGAAACCTCAAGAAGGTCTGTGTGGTTAGCATCAAGCGTGTAAGTAGCAGTGCCCTGTGTTAAAGCTTGCGTCGCCTGCTTTACTGTCCACAAGTTAAGACCACGATTAGCCCAGTCAGCAAACATCAGGTTCATAGAACGACGTGCTGTTTTGGCATCATACCCGGTGCGAACCTCAAGTCCACACCGCTCATATGCTTCTTCGATTATCTCAGCTACGTCGAGGTCGAAGTCTGTTGAGCCTGAAGTTGCCATTTACTTCTTAGCCGATCCGCCGCGCTTCATTCTTAGAGGTTTCTTAGCAGCACCACCACGCATCATTCTCATGGGCTTTTTAGCCGCACCGCCCCGCATCATTCTCATGGGCTTCTTTTTTCCACGCATCATTCCTGGCATCGTATAATCTCCTTGCCGAACGCTCGGCTATTAGGTTGTCAAAGTCATCATCATCATAGTTGTCATAATAACCTTTTTTCAGCAGCTTTGCACTTGCATCATCAAGTTTTGACAACCGTTGTATAAACACCATAGTTATGTCGTGTTGAAACGACAACAGCCAGATGTTCATTCCCTTTTGCGCAAACCATCTGTTTAGTGCCATACATGAGACTTCAAGATCCTCATACTCACAAAACGGTTCTTGCTGTGCCACAATGACAACCTCATAGTCGTCATTAAAATTATCAACCTCTTCGTTTACAACGTCCCAGAAGTCATCTTCTGTTTCGATTACCTTTACTTGGTTCTCGAACCAAGCTTTCTTTGCGTATGGACAGGGCCAGATATTGTTTAAATCTGGGTCAGGAACACTAAGCTCCTCAACAATCCACTGTTCAAGCTCTTCTTTTACGTCCATTTCTTTTCGGCATTTCCATTGCGCCAGCTTCTAGCTTACGCGGGGCACACATAAACTTACCCTTTTTGAAACCGGGAACGCCGCGACCTTTTAAAATGTCTTTTTTTGTGACCTTGCCATCACCTGTTAAATCAGGAAACTCTTTTGCCATTACTTCTTCTTCCTTCTTAATGACTTAACGCGACGTGGCTTACCAGCAGGCTGACCTAATCGCTTCTTCTGTGATATCCTACTACGTTTTTCTGTAGCCGTCATCTCTTTGGATGTTTTGGGTGTCTTGCTAGAAACCCTCTTAGAGGGGCGACAATATGGAGTACCCCGTTTTTCACCTTTGCGTCTGCCACACGCTTTCCCCGTACGAACGTCCTTCCAGTCTTCTTTAAACCATCGTTTGAGAGCAAGACCAGCTTTTGTTTTTCTAACAGCCATATTCTTCCCATCAGCCTTTAATACTTACAATTATAAATATTCCTAATCCAACTAACATAGCAATTATAACCGACACTAATGTCCATTCCATAATTGCTTCTATCAAACGCTCTCGTTTTCTTTTCCTTGCCTGTCGTTCTTTTCGTAAATCACCTTGTACTTTTAGCACATCTCTCCAAGCATTAAATCCATAATTGGCAACCAAGAAGTTACGAAGCTCTGCTTCCATCTTTTCTGCCTTCTTTTTTGCAGCGTAAGTGTGTAAAGCTTCTTCTTCTACACTACCAAACCGCCTACCCTTTGCCTTCTCATGCCCCTCTTTAATTTCGCCTATGGCACCCATAAGCTTACCAATGTCTTTTGACATTGATGTCACTTCTTTGCCGAGGGCGAATCCTTTTTTAATCGCCTGATATGAAGTTGTGGCGGTGGCGATTAATGTAACAGGATCCATCTACGACTGCGTTACCGCCCCCTTTGTTCTTTTACGTCTACGATTCATTACAGCACCACATCCACGCGCCACTGCTGTCCCTCTGACGGCTTTTCCTCTGAAGGCGCGTTTGGGCTTTTGGTCGAGTATGCCACCATCGGCTTTCTTTGCTGAGTTGCCCCAATTGGAAGCACCGACTTTTCTGCACTTGGCGATGGCCCCGCTTGAGTACGCCGACGGGAAGACCTTATATCTTGCCTTAACCTTGTGATAGCATGCATCTTTTTTACTCATTTCTTTTTCTTTCTACCTGCACAGTGCGCTTTTTCACTAAACCCACGCGGACGCTTGCAATTTATTTTTGCCTTGCGTTTCTTACTCCACTTTCGTTTCTGCGGTGGTTTGGATATCTGGCTTGCGAGTGACCCACGCGATATCGCCATTGACCCTCTCCTGTAAATAATAGTCCCAAAGTTCAGCCAACATCTTATGGTTCTGATCCACCTTAACCGCTATAACAGCAGTCTCGGTCTTCAAATCAACCACAGAAAAGGCTATCCAGCCTATAAACCCTAGCGTTGCTCCGCCGATAAGACTGTTCACGTTTAACACTTCCATCTCCGCCGTGCAGCGCAAATACGCTTTTTCGGTGTTTTCTTACAGTTAACGTTATGCATTTTCATTTGGCCCTTGGACCGCGCACAGTAAGACGTGCGTCTCTTGCCACCACCAGGCTGTGGTGCCTTCAACTTAGAGCCTGTAGCCCTGTTGTATTTAGCACGGCCCTTGGCCGTGAGTCCTGCGCCTTTGGAGGCGGGAAGCTTCTCACCACGCTTCACTGATAGACTAACAGATTTTTTCTTTTTTGTCGCCATTACAGAGGCCCCTTGTTTTTGATATACGTTAAATCAAGAGTAGCTGATGCGGTAATTGTGCCGCCAGCAGTGTCTGCTGCTGCACGAACCTCAATATCAGTGCATTCTGAGAAAGGAATGGGATTCCAGTAAGATATAGCTGTGCTGGTGTTCGCCAGCAAAACTCTGTCCTTTACGTTAAAAACTCCGTCTTTTGGTCTACTTATCAAAGAAAAAATAGCAAACTTCCCAGCAGAAGAAGATGCAGACACATCTTTTTGATGAAGGTACGCCGTGTATCCACTCGGGACTGTCCAAACACACATTAGAGTTTGATTATCACCTATCGCTACTGTTGCGTATTTGTTTGTAGGAACGCCGCCTGTGGGTGTTGCTTCAGTTCCTACATACAATACACCCGCGTTAGCACCCCCCGAACCTGCTGTGTTTACAATTACGCGGTTTACTCGATACCAATTCAAGGCACCATTAAGCTGAACGCCTGCCTGTCCATTCAAAGAAACGGTTTCGCTTATTTCAATAAAGTTAGCATCTAACCCAGAAACGGTTGCAGTTCTTGCTCCTGTGCCTGCCGCAGTGTCGGCAGTTGAACTGCTTGATATATACATCGTAGAAGCTGTGGTTGGATAAACATACACACCACCTTGTGTCCATAAGGTTTCATCGTTTACGCCAATCACAGGATTGTAACCAAACTTATGAACAAAGTTGTGTCCAGAAATCTGCCCACGAGAAATCTGTAGCTCAAACGGCTCACTCGTGCCGACTTGGCTAATAGATCTTATCTCGTAGACAGACATTGTTTTATGCCAAGAAAACTGTCAGTTCCGCGCCAGTTCCTGAGATAGCACTTACATATACACCGCTTTCTGCGATGACACCGTCGCCCGGAATGTTCAAAACATTCTGACCAGAAGGAAACTTCTGTGTCAGAAGAGTGGAACCACCGTTACCGTCGGTAATTGTAAATGCGCCAGCACCTGTTGCGTACATGACAATCTGCTTAATGCGTGAGCGACCCGGACCTACAGCGCCTGTTCCTGTGGCGTTGTAGGCTTTTACTGGACCAGCCATATCAGCCTCCTATTAAGCAGTTGGTGAATCAGAAGCAATACCAAAGAACTTCAGAGCGACAACGCCACCAGCGCCTGCTGCACCAGAAATCACAACTTCAACTTCGTCAGCAGTCTCTGTAGCAGCGGTAGTTGTTCCGCCAGACATGCCAAGCACACCATTACAAGGGAAGAAGCCCTTAAAGCCTGTTGAGTTGATAGCAACTGTGACGCCGTCTACGAAACCATCTGTGTCTGCATCTGTGCCAATGTCAACCAAGTTTACAGCATTTGCTGCGGCACTTGTTACTGTGATGGCAACACCCATAGGAATGAAGTTGGATGGGATACCAATAGATGATTCTTTATGCTCTGTGCCTGTTGCAGCAATTGTAATTGAAGTGCTGTAGGTAGACAAAGTCATTTCATTGGTAAGAGCACCAGTTGTGGAGTTCTTGATGATTGTCTTGAATCCGTTTTCTGAACGGACGGGACCGTTAAATGTAGTATTAGCCAATTTTATCTCCTGTCTCGGCTAGTGTCAGCCACACCATGCGGCTGTCAGGGATATCTAAGTATACAATAAAAAAGGGCGGGTGAATACCCGCCCTTTGAAAAAGATGTTTCTAACCTTACGCGCCGGGTGAACCGAACACACAACGTGGGTCAGAGAAGCCGAAGCTGTAACGCTCACGAGCCTTGAAGCGCATGTTACCAGTGTCGAAGTCTGGGTCCATTGCTGTTGACAGTGCAGTACGCTCAAAGTGCTTGAGGCCGTTTGGTGCATCTGTCTTGATGAAGAACGCATCAGTGTCTGTCAGGTAGTCGTTGACTACATAACCTTCGGGCAGCATGCCCATTGACTTGAGTGCGTTTACATCGTTGTCTGCTGTGCCAACACGAAGATTGGAAACCATCAGACGTTCCGCAACAAACTGAAGCTGACGTGGAATGATTAGCTTCATGCCGCGAAGAGCGATGATCAGGCCACGCTCATCAACGAAACCAGCGATGTTAATCAGAGCGTCTTCCAAAGAAGTTTCGTTCAAATCAGCAGCAGTTGATGGTTCGTTGGCAAATGTGCCACCTGATGTCAGCGGGTGAGATGCGTCACACAGAGCAACACCGTCACCACCAGCAGATGCGCCAGCAGTAAATGCGTTGTTCAGGATAGCCGCAGCTTTAACCTGCTTGGTGTGAGCCATAGAACGTGCAAGTGCACGAGTATAGCGTGAAGCCAGACGATCGTACAGATTGTCTTCCACAGCTTCTTCAGTGATTGAGAAGGCCATTGCCACTGTCTCGTGGTTGTAACGAGCAGTGTATGCTTCATTCGCATCATCAAATGATACGCCTGTACCTTCATTTTTCACGGGAGCCGCGCCGAAGCCTGACAGCATTACCTCTTCTTCAAACGCCCGGTCAGATGACTCGGTGTCAAAGATTTCAGAATGCTGACCTTCGTAGCGACCATATTCCATGCCGAACAGAGCGTTAAGACCAGGCTCTAGTTCTTTGGCGAGTTGTGCTCTAGAAATAGCCATTACCTACACTCCCTTACGAAATTGCCGCTTCAGAATCAGCCTGAAGCAGTGCGTGATTGTTAAGCATCACAATCATAGGAATGCCAGCAGCAGTGAAGTCTTCGTTCTCAACGTCGTCTTGAATGCCAACAATCTTCAAAGGAAGAGAAGCATTTGATGAGTCAAGAGTTGCGACATCCATCTTTGCACTGGAAATGCCTGTGGTTGTGTTACCACTTGCACCACTATCTAACTGCGTATTTTCAAAAATAGCAGCTATGGCAGTGGCTCTATTAGTAAATGTAGCATCTGTTGCAATTACATAACGCTGCATTGGGTTGTCGTACACAAATCCGATAATGTCGAAGTTTGTGTCCGCACCTGACCCAGGCCATGTATTTGAGAATACTTTTTTACCTGTGGTTGAGGATACATACTCACAGCCAGCAAAAACGCCAAGAGGAGCTTCGGTGTCACCAGTAGCAGAACTAATGACGATTTCACCGCCATTGTCGCACTTAACTATTGAACCCTGAAAGATCGCGCTTGCGCCGCTGTCAATAAAGTATGCATTAGTACCGGAAGTAGCAGGAGTGCTACCAGCGGTATTAATCGGCTTTAGGCCGAAGGCAACATTAACATTTGCCATTGCTTACTCCTTGTCAAGTTAAGAAGGCTAGGTTTTATCCTTGCCCCCAAATGATACACGACTTTGCCTTTCATTATGAATAGGCATTGAGGGATGTTGTTCCCTCATAAGATTTTGATCCACGGCATCCATTTGTGTGCGGGTCTGCTCCCGAAAATATTCAGTTCGTTCTTCTACCGTTTCTTCTGGGATTCGTGCCAACATTAGGCCACCAACCCCAATAACACCTGCGTGTGTTCCATCCTCAATTGTTGGGTAACGACCCGCTAACTCAGGATATTCATCAGCACGAACAGGTTCCCATCCTTCCCGCAATCTAGAGGATACGTTCATTGTGTCGTCTTCCCCCCGAAGGGATGTACGAATCCAACGATGTGAGTACCCTGCTGGTGGCTCTGGAGCCTCTAGCTTGGAAGGTGGTGTCCACGGCTTACGCCTTGTGGACTTTGCACGAGTTTGTGAGTCCCGTGAAACTCTTTTTGTTGAATCAGCCATTCTCTTACTCCTTAACATACTTAGCGTATTCTTCGAGCGGAACATTCAACCGCTTTGCTATCGCTATCTGCGACGGAGTCAGCTTGACTGTTCTGCGCCCCTTAGTTGACTTCGACCGTGAGGCCGTGGACTCAGCAGAAGCGACTCTGGGTCCTGTATCGCCCTTGGTAGGTGCCGCAAACTTGTGCGGAAACTCTTTCCTCATGCGATTGTCAAGTTCATTATAGTACTCATCGGACTGTGGGTCAAATCCCTCATCCTCAATTAATTGCCTATGCACTCCAAAAGCAGCATAAGTCATGGTCTGATCTGCACCAAACCACTCATTCTTCTGTGCCCATGCCTCTGCCTTTGGATCAGGTGGTTGTGGTTTTGACTGTTGTGGTTGAGCAGCAGGTTGAGCTTCTGCAACCTGTTCAGCTTTTTCTTGTCTTTTTTTCGCCTGTTCAAGCTGCGCTTGATCCAAAGCCAATTTGCTGAGATTCTTTTGAGCTTCAAACATAGCTTCGGCATCGCCGTCATCATAAGCTTTTTGATAAGCTTGCTTGGCGGCTTCGATTTGAGAATCAACTCGTGTGCCAAACTCTGATGTATATGACTGGTCTAAGGCACTTAAACGCTGTTTAAGTTCGTCATTCTGTTTCTTCACAGCTTCAGCAAACTCAACCGCCGCTAAACGCTGTGCTTCTTCATCACGATACTTTTTTGTTAGCTTGCTAATTCGCTGCTGAACATTCTTGGAGTATTCCTGAAGCTCATCTTCGTTAGCAGCTTGTGGCTGCTCTTCGGACTCTGACTGCTCTTCAGCAACCTGAACTTCGGACTGTTCCTGTTCTTCTTCAGTTTCTTCTAAAACAATTTCTTTTTCTTCAGCTTCTTGCTGCAATGCGTCGGTGGACATTATGCCGCTCCATACGTTTTAATATCGTCAGGATCAACGATGGTTGCAATGACTTCATCGTCATTGATAATTCTCACTTCGCCACCCTCAATCTGGAATCGAGAACCAGCGTAGCGTCCAATACACACCCAATCACCTTCTTTACACCAGGCTTCACCACCAAACTTATCTGGGTCTTGATACGCCAACGGGCCTACCTTAACCACATAAGCTACGACAGTAGCACGAGCCTCGCGCTCTCTTGATTGATCAGGAACGTAAATCCCACTATCAGTTTTCTCACGGCCCATGTACGGCATAACAAGTATGCGCCACCCAGTGGGCTGTGGAATTCTTTCTGTCAGGGATTTTTCTTTTGCGGCCTTTTCGGCCTTTGCTTTCGCTTCGCGTTGCGCGAGAACGTACTCAGGTACTATCAACGTCATTGATATATTTTGCCTTTGTCAGCAGGGTCTTCAGTTCATCAAGAGCAAAGGTGACACCCTGTATTTCACCGACTCTTGCGCGGTAGTCTTCAATATCAGTAATACTACCACTGGTTATAGAAACACTAATGTCTTCTATACGATTATTCAAGACTTTTTGATACTTTGTTATAAAATCTACGATATCCATTAATCATCCATGCCTGTCATTGGTCCGCCGGGAGCAAAGATAGAGCATGAATTAGCCGCTGAACACATAAATTTCAATGACTGGCAATAGCCCACTTCGCCAGTTTCGTCCTTCATACACTGCTGCATTTCGGGACTAATATTAAAAGCCGCGCAAACACCACAGCTTTCCTCCGGGTTAATCGCTGGACCGTATTGATGGTCCTTGATTGCAAAACGCTGGTTCTCTTCATTTGTCTCAACGTCTTGTGTAGCAATAGGACATGCGTCCTGCATTTGGTCTACAGGAGTTCCGTCCTGTATTTCTTTTGCAAGGTCAAGCCCGTCTGGTATTAATTTAATTTCTATTTTCATTTTTAGAACCGTTTTTTAAATTGAATATTGCCACCTGTAAACCCACGTTTTAAATCAAACTTAGGACTAAATTTAAGCTGCCCACCAAGAAAGTCTGTTTCAAAAAGATTTCCATCTACAATGTCTTTTAAAATAGAACCACTAAAAGAGCTTCTGTTGGTGTTTATTACCTCACCGCTTGGTAAAACAAAATCACCCGCAGACAGTGTGGCAGGGGGAAGGGGAGGATCAGAATCTGAAAAAATAAAATCACCCGCAGACAGTGTGGCAGGGAGAGAATCAGGGTCTCTTTTACCATAGTTGGTCATGTTTGGGTACAAAGGTTCAGCTTCGTACATTGCCATTTGTGCAACTTCTTGTTCTGGTGTCAGCGGGGCAGGAGTTCTTGTATCTATGATGTCCCTTCTTGTTTCTTGAACTGGTGCTCGTGGACGAGACGGCGGAGCATCAGGAAGAGGGTTCAATCTATCAGAAATAAATTCTCTACCTTTAGACAAAGCATCTGTTAACAAACTAAAAGGACCACTTCTTAGATCCTGATTTGCGCTTGGATCTCGCTCTGGGTCGTAACTCGTACTTCCCATAGGAGCGTATGTTGTGCCCGGAGTGGGAAGAAAACTTGCGCCCGGTATGATAGAGCTTAAAAGACTTGCTGCGGTTGTTGTTTCTGGGACTTGTGCACGAACCTCGCCCTGTGCTGTCATCTCCCCTTCAGGACCACCAAACAGCTTACCAAAACCTCTGTTTTGAGAAATACTGTCTTGTCCTAAAAAATCGTTGTACCTATCAAAACCTGCGTCTAAGATATTTTTAGCTGTAGTAGGGTCAAGGTTATAGTATACTTTGTCTGCACCAAAAATGCCACTAAACAGTCCAGTGTCACCATAGGGGTTTTGCATGCTACGACCTGTAGCATCTAAATATTTCTGATAATCCTCGCTTTCAAAATCATAACTACGACCAAGTGTTTTATCACTAATTATTTGTCCGCCGTAGATTGTATTGCCTGAAATTTGAGTGCCGCCACGAGACCCTGGTTTTCCACGAGTAAAGGTCGGGCTACCGCTGTCGCTGCTGTCGCTACTAAAACCGCTACTATCATATCTTCCACTACCAGCAGGAGCATCAAAGTTGACGGTGCCAGCAGTGCCTTCACTTTCAAAGGGATCGTTGTAAGACATTATCTCAACTTTGTTGCTCTAGGGTTACCCATGTAAGCTCGGCCCATGCCACGGACAAAAGCACCGTCAGCGGCTTTGATAACCTCTTTGTCATCGCCACGACGCTTCAACTTTTTGCCTTTGCCTAACATTACATTGGGATCCACTTCTTCCATCATAGGAACTTTTGGAGCGAAACGAGTCCCACCTTTTTTAGGAATGTATTTGCGCGCACCGCTTGGAGTTTCACCTTCAACAGGAGCGGTGGCAGCTTTGCCATTTTTAGCTTTTAACACCATGTTTGTGTCCTCATTCGCAATGCGATCGGCTTCCTTCTGGTCTTGCTTCATTTTGTCAAGACGCTTCTTCATACGAGCACGAGATTTATCAAGCGCGTCACTGCCAGAATCTTGTTTGTTTCTTCCCATATCAACCAACTTCTTTGCTTCGTTGTATGAAATGCCAAGGTCATCAGCAAACTGTTTAATTCTAACCATGTTCCTATCCTACACTATTTTTTTCTAGTCAACCAGCTTTACAATATACTCTTTGCCATCAATGCCAACAGCCACTTCAACCTGACGTTTCTCACAGGAATAACGTGTGTCTTTCCTGTCTTTCCAACCGTTACGTTCTATCTGACGTTTCATCTTCAAACACTCAGACATGTTCATAGGCCCGGTGTGCTCTATGATACCACCGCTCAGATACAGCAACAATGTCATTGTTTTAGTGATCACCGTTTCGCAACTTCTCTATGTTCTGTTCAAGATTACTTATGCGCTTTTCATAAAAGTCTAACGTAAGCTTCTGCTGCTGGTCATGTGGAGCACGACCTTCATCTATCTGCTTAGATAGTTCATCAAGTTGCTGGGCAAGGTGTTCTATCAACATAAATTGTTCTGAGTCTGCTGGCAGGCTACCCATTTCACCACGGGGCCATTTAATGCGAAATTCTGTGTTATGCTCCAAATCAGATTTCATCATCGTGATGTTGGTCTCAATGGTATTTAATCTTTCGATAATCGAAAAATAGGCAAAAGTTGCTAAAGATGCAGCGGCAACCATAGAAATGATGTTACGAAGTGGCAGTGCTACTTCCGTATTTTCACTCAGTTTGGGCATTTAGCTCTTCTCGTGGTTGAGCCAAACTGCAAAAGCACCAGCTAAAACGCCCGTTACGACACTAACTAGAGCCGCCTGTTGAGCAGTAGGGTCTGGCAATCCCATGAACCACTCCACTACCCGCCAAGCGGATATTGACATCCCAATCATCATCAAGCGGGGTAGTATCTTCCACTTGAGAAATCTTTCCATTGTTATCTCTGCCACGATTCTTTCTCGCCTGTTCTTCTGTTGTACGTTGTGAATGATCAAATACCATTACTTCTTCCTGAACTTGTCCAGTCCTTTTATTCCTAGTGCGGCACTGCACACAAGGAAAACCAAATATTGATACCAGTCCGGTAGCTCATTCAAACGATCAAAGCCATTCTTGACCACCTGTTCCATGCCCGGAATGAAAACTAAAATTACGGGAATCAGTATAATCACCGTGACTATTTCATCTTTGATTGAGGATTTTGTAGACTCAGCCATAATCAATTCCCACTTGGAATCGTGAGTGGCTGCTGTCTTCATTATCTCCGCTTTCGCTTCCGCCTCAGTTTGCGCAAGAGTTGCTTTCGCTTTTTGCTTGGATACCTGACCCTCAACAAACGATCCAGCCAGTGAAGCAATGGGTCCAATAAGAGCCTGAAACATATCACATTCTACCCCTAAAAATATTGCCGAACATTGTGCCTAACCCACCAAATGCTGGACGTTGTGGTTGTCCAAAGCTACCAAAAGGGATGCGCACAGGTTGGTTACCGTTAAAGAAACCGGGAAATCTTCCGAAACCTCCCGAACCAGGAAACCTCCCACCACCGAACATTGGCGGGGTGGGCATTGTAGAAATAGGGACTCTGTTGTCAAAACCACCTTCTATCTGTCCTAGACCAGGTGGGGTGCCTGGTTCAGCACTGAAACCCGGTTGGGCTGAACCATCAGCGGGGCCTGGAGTTGCTTGCACCGAACCACCAATAGTTTGTTGAAAGGGCTGAGAAGTTTGCCTAGCCTGTTCTTCCAACAGCCTGATTCTATCCAGACTTTGAGTTAACTGTTGATTCGTCGTATCAAACGCCGATTGTAGTTGAGTGAGTAAACCTGCTATGCCAGCCATTATTGCCTCTTCAAGTTAGCTTGTGTATCTATTCTATATACGTTGACCAAGTTACGGTCTTCAGCAATCTGCTCCTGCAACTGCTGACGCTTCTGCGCTAATTCGTACGCCTGCATCAACCGAGCCTGATCAATCTGGAAGTCCATCGCATCATTCATCGCCTTGCGCTGAATCTCTTGCGTATCGTTCTCCAGTTCCTGCTGACGGATAGCAACAAGCGGGTCAGGTTGCTGTGGTGGAGTTAGAACCGGAGCCAACTCCTCTGTGGTATCAGCAATCTGCTGTGCAACAGCAGCTTCAAGAGCAGCAGGGTCAATCTGTGGTATCATCTCACCACGAGCCTGTGCTTCTTGCATTACGCCGTTAAACATCTCTTGCACCAAGTCACGAGCATGCATCGCCACATGTTGCTGAACGTGAGACTGTAACATCATAAATGCCTGCGGGTTGGCTGCGGTGGATGGCTGTTGCAGCATGGCAGCATGAACACGGATGTGTGCAATGTGATCCTGCTCTGGAAACGCCTGAACCATCTGACCGGACAGTACGTTTGCGTTTTCCATGCCGGGGTCCATAGGCTGTGGTGGCTGTGGCGGGGGCAGAATGCTGTCAATATTCTTGATATCCAGTGCATCATACATACGCCGATAGGCTTCATACATGTTGTGCATCTGCGGTGCAGCCTGCGCCAACTGAAGTTGTGTCTGTGCCAACGACAGCCGCTGCGCCATAGAAAAGATCGACGGGTCGGATACTGGGAGAACGTCTACCCGCCCGTCGAAATCCTGCGCCATAATCTCAGGAGGAATATTTGGTCCAATCATGTAAGGATATGGCACGGGATTCAGAGAAAAGATTTCAGCAAGCAGCCGGAATTCATTTTTCTGTGCATAGTGCAGCCGCTTGTGAATACTGCTAATTACTTTTGAGCCTTGCTCGATGAGAGCCACTGTTGTGCCGACTGGAGCTTGCGAATTAACGTCAGCGACCTTTGAGTCTGCCACTTGTGCAAATCTTCTACCAGAGTCAACAACAACTCCCAGAAGTTGGGCAAGCGTTCCAGATGGTTCTTTGTAAGGCAAAGGAATAATGGCGTTACGAATATCGCCACCAGGAGCGTCAAGATCGCGGAACTCACCAGGATTAACAGGCTCATCATCATTGCGAATGCGAACACCACGAGCCTTGAAACCGCCTGGTAAATTTGAGAGAGTTCCAGCATCAATAAGCTGGCGTAGTATTGAAGTTGCTGCACGAGACAGCCCTCCTATCATATGAAGTAGGCCAAAGCCATAAAAACCAAAACCAGGAAGAAACTTATAATGAACAAAGAACTGACGCTTGCGGCGGAGTATATCCGTCTCACGCCAGTTACGAACGACTGACAAAATCTGCCCGGAACCTTCGTCCATTGTAACGATGTAAGGCAACTTAATCCCTGTCGCCTCACCCATCTCATCCATATCCTCAAATCCCTCAAGGTCCAAATCGACATGGATTTCATGGATTGTAAACATCTCATCAGAGTAACCCGGACGGAGACCCTGGATATCATCAGCCTTACCCCGTATTGTTGAATCAGCCTCTTCATCTTCAGTAGCTGAGAGTGATACGTCACGATATATACCTCCTACTTGTAGCTTTCGGATATCGTTCTCGCTCATGCGAACTACATGTGTGTACCGCTCGGCAGTCTGTAAATCTGTCGCGCTGTACGGCACAATCAAATCTTCCGCAGGTACAAACTTCGACACAGCCCTCTGTCTCATCGGGTCGAAGTATACCTTCTTGAACGTCGAACCTGTAATCGGCAAATAGAAAAGCATCTGGTCTGTATCCAGATCATACTCTTCCATTACCTCTGTAACTTGATAATTCATGAAGTCCTTGACCCGCTGGGCCTGATCTTCAACTTCCTTGGACTGCTGCCCTATAATCTGTGTCTTCACAGGACCACCCGGCGGCAGCATTTCCTTGTAAGCCTGTGCCTGAAACTGTGTAACCGCCTCCGATAACAACGGATGAGTTACACCAGAAGCCCCCATGAAAGGCTCGTTCCGCTCTTCATAGTTTATCCCCAAAAGCGTCAGGCCCTTGGAGATAGCTTCTTCCCAATCTTCACGAGAAGACTGGTCTTCATCTACCTTACCACCAAGGTCCGAGGACAAAGTTCCGAGGATCGAGTCGTCTAATACTTCAGCCAAGTTCGCATTGTGGTCGTAAACTTCTGCCTGAACCTCAACCATCTCCTCATCACCTGCAAGCATGATACCCTCTGGAAGCATCTCGCCTGTTGGTACTTGGACCTCGGTCATTTGTTCTTCTGCTGTCATAGCCGGACCGCCGGGACCCATAGCCATTTCTACTGCTGTTGGTGGTAGTGCCATTAGTAATATTCCCGCTTTCTTGGAATGTAATCGTCTTCAAACTCTTCGCCATCAAGCCTGACAAACCCGCCTTGGCGAAAGCGCATCAATGCCATTGTCATACTATCACAAAAGTCATCATGGTCGCCATTAGGAAATGATGCAACCTCTTCTATGACTTCGTCGGCAAATTTCTCCCCAGAAGGATACCACACTTTGCCCGATTCAAAAATAGGCGAAACAATATGCATACGCGCTGTCTTGTCCAGACCTCCCCCACCCTTCCGACGACCGGGGGCAAAGGTCGCAACAGGGAGGTTCAGTAACCGCATTTCATCCGCCAACGGTTGACCAGACGCTTTTGCCTCAATCAACATCAACTCTGGGTCCCAATACTCAAACTCTTCTTTCGCTATGGTTTTAAGCTCTGGAAAATTCCACCGACCCTTCTTTGCATCCAGCAATATCAGATGTTCTTCCCCGTTTCTGTACGGACGGAACACACCCCACGTCGTAATCGCAGAGTAGTCAGCGGTCTCTTTCTTTGAATACGCGGTGTCATACGACTGAATTATGTAGTCTAAATCTGGAACATCGTCTTCTTCCCACTCATTCCACCACTCCCGCTTGACCATCGCGGTTTCTTCGGACGTAGGATTTTGTTGCCACTGCGCATTCCATTTGCCCACGGACAGCGAAGCTTTGACCTTGAGAAGCTCGTCCTTTTGCCAAAACTCAGGCCATAATGGTTCCCCCGACGGCATAATCGCAGGAAATTCTACAACTTCCCACTGGTCAGCCATTACATCTTTGGCCTGTGCAGACAGTAACCTGCCCGTGATATCCTTCTTTGACCACCGGGTCTGAACAATAATTATGCTGCCACCCGGCTGGAGTCTCTGTCTAGGACCCGAAGTGTACCACTCATACGCATTATCGTAAGCAGTCGTGGACAAAGCATCTTGTTCCGAGTGCGGGTCATCAATGATAAGCAAGTCTGCGCCACGACCAGTCATCGCCGCTCCCACCCCTGCTGCGAAATATTCCCCGCCGACGCTAGTCTCCCACCGACCAGCAGCTTGGCTATCCTGTTTAAGGTCCGTGTTGGGAAAGACCTCCCGATATACCGGGTCGGCGATCAGGTCTCGGACCTTTCTCCCGAATCTTACAGCAAGTTCGGTATTCATGGTAGCCTGAATGATTTTTAACTTGGGGTTCCTGCCAAGAAACCAGGACGGCATGAGATAGGATGCAAATTCTGATTTAGAATGTCGGGGTGGCATATTCACAATCAGTCTTTTTAAATCACCGTTTGCGATACGCTCTAGCTTTTCAGCTATGATTCTATGATGGGTCCCCTCTATGAAGTTCTCATAGACATGGTGGACGTATGACATGAAGTCTTCTTGCGCTTTGTCACGCATCTCAAGACGTTTCGCCTGCTCCTCAAGCAGGTAGATTTCCTTGAGCACGTCGTCAGGCAGTAGTTCTAGGCTGGCTGTGTTCTCCATACCCGAACGATAATATATGCCAATGAATTTATCAACCCAACGACACGACACGACTGTACTGCTGACCGTCCCCCCAATATTAGGGGGGCGGGGGGTGCTTGGAACAAAACGTGAACAGATAATGCTGCAAGTAACCCCAAGTTTGGGGGGCCGTGAACCATAGGTTGTAAAAAAAAGTTGTATACAACCAAATTAATTTACATTTAATACTTGACTATATGGGATAGTGTGATTATATCTTAGATATAACGTCATTAAAAACAGGAGAATAAAATGACAAAAGCAATCAAAAAGCCAGTTGGTCGCCCAATGACCGTAACAAGGAACAAGCAAGCAAAATACGCTAGCCTGCTCTTAGCCGAAAAAGAGGCCAAGAAAGCAAGAGCCGCTTTTGAAGCAGAAATTCGTTCTGGCGTTCATTCAGATGCTTTCACTCTCGAAACACCAAAGCCAGAATATTATGTCCCTGCTGCTGCATGGAAAGCAAAAGTTGGCGACGACTGGTTTGAAGCGAACAAGGTCCAGAAAAACCAACAGATGGTTATTCGCCTTAAATAATCCAAACACCAACAGGGGGGCTGCGGCCCCCCAGAAAGGTAATACAATGCCATTAAATTGGAATGCAGAGTCAGTAAAAGGCTGGGATGATCTACCCGACTATAAATATTCGGTCATCGATTGGACTATGGGCATCGGCCTAGGTCAGATTAGAAAAGACAATGTCGACAGGTGGTGTGACAGAGCACATTTCTATCGGTTGGTTCACGGTCCTATGCTCTGGATTGATAAAAAGCATAGAGATGATGGTAAAGACTACCATCCCCTCGAAGACAGGAAGTTTATTGGCAAGCTTGTCGGCCTTCACACCAATGCCAGCAACGTGCCACAAGCAGAATGGTTAAAGCGCATGTTTGATGGCATCGCCTCAGACTGGGCATGGCAACGGAGAGACGAATGTTCTGGGGAGTAATGTCAGTGATATTCGGAGCAGCAGGGGCAACCCTGCTGTTCACTGGGGCGGACCTTTGGAACCGTGATGAATTCCCGCTATTGGCTATAGAGTTTATGGTCATGGGAGCAGTCGTCATAGCAACGGGGATCGCATTCGCAATCAAAGCAGGGAGGTGGTAAGGGACTGGGGGCTGCGGCCCCCTTTTCTTTTCGTCCAGGCGGGGGCCTGCCCCCTAGGTCGCAGGTCGCAGGACTATATATAAAGCGCGAGGTCGCAGGTCGCAGGTGTGGTAACATAGTAGCGTAGAAGCTGCTCTTGACCTTTATGAGATTATCCCATATACTAAACCCAAGCCCCACCTATGGGGACAACTACCCAAAATGGGTAACAACATTGGAGAATAAAATGTTAGATACAATGGCAATAAAGCAGGCGAGGAAACTTGCCAGCGCAGTATGCGAGGCCCGTGCCATCGCAGAGGAGCTATCACAAGACCTTCATCTGGATAGCATGGAGCATAAAAACCAGCACGTTGCTGAAGCCTTTGAAGAATTGGCAGAGCAAATTGCTGAATGGGCTGAAGAGCTAGCCGAGATAGAAGGCCAAGCAGACGACCTAATCCAACCATATGATAGCGAGGTAGCGTAATGACCTACTATGAAAAGCTTCAGAGTGTCGGGCTTCCCGACACTCGCATTAACAGTCTATACGACGCTGCGGACACTGTTCACTCTGCTATAGCATTACTGGACCCAGAGAATATTGAACTGGTAAAAAAACATTTCCCAGAGCTAATGGCAGTAGCAAATCAGTTCGGAAACATGGAACCCATGCTGAGAAGCTGGGATGACAACTAGGGTTTTCTCCCGTACTGGGCCAGCGCAAGCTGGCCCAGTTTCGTTTTAAAAAATTTTTTTTCATATATATAAAGCGCGAGGCCGCAGGCCGCAGGATTACACAAAAGAACAAGGCCGCAGGCCGCAGGATTAGGGCTTGCATAACATGGGAATATCCCATACAATAAAAAGACCATAACAACAGGAGAATAAAAACATGGTTGCAATACTTTCTAAACCGTCAAAAATGCCGGGTACTAGCTTTTCCATACCGGCGCAGCATTGCGTGACTGGTTCAGTACTGGCAAAAATTCCCGGCTCAGTTTGCTTTGAATGCTATGCATTAAAAGGCGCATACATATGGCCCATAGTTCAGCAAGCTATGGAATACAGACTGGATTTATTAAACTCATCAGAGTTTGTTTCAGTAATGGTTGAAGAATTAAATAGGCGACGGGCAAAAGAACATCGTTGGTGGGATTCAGGCGACGTGCATAGCGTCGCACATTGCCTGAAGATAATCGCAGTTTGCAGATTAACACCAAACAAAAAACACTGGATACCAACCAAAGAACGCAAGCTATGGCAACAAGCTTTAAAAATGGAAAGCTTGCCAGATAATGCTGTTATCAGATACAGCGCAACGATGATTGATAAAGCTCCGCCTAAAGATTGGGAAAATTCCAGCGCAGTTATAACAGACAAGGCGGCGCCAATTGGCAAACTGTGTGAAGCTTACCGGACAAAAAAGAACGGTGAGATGATATCACACGACGAATACGAAACCGCAAAGAAAGAAAAGCAAATAGGCAAGATTGACCTTGGCTATTGTGGAGACTGCCGGGCCTGTTGGTCTCGTGAAGTCAAAACCGTATCTTATCCCAAACACTAGAGCACACTGTCCAGGCTGATTATTGACATCAGTCTGGACATCTCTTATTCTGATCATGATCATTTTAGATTCTCCAATAACTTTGGGCCGCAGGCGCAGGACGCAGGTGGCCCACTCTTTTATAAAGACCAGAGGGCGCAGGCCGCAGGCCGCAGGTTCGAGGCACAAGAATCTAGATCACCAGAGAATAAGGCCGCAGGCCGCAGGTCATCGAACCTCGCACCTTGGATCTGGGCCGCTAAACCCCCGTCAAATAAAAAAGCAAGTCCCTCAGAGGGGCTGTAAGCAAGAAAAAAACTTACGCCACCACAGCGAGAATGGCTGGTATGCCATGCAATCTGTGAGGGTTGTATCTCGATTGCGTTATTTTTTGTTATTTTTAATTCAACCCATACTGGTACGCCATCAATGCACAGATAACAGTCTGGCATCCCCTCCGAAACACGGTTCTCAATCCGTTGGCAATGGGTCTTTTTCGGCAGGGACTTCTTCAAAGACAGCCACAGTTTCCTCTCTGTGTTCAATGACTTTGGCATCTGCTATTTCCCCCTCAATGAATGCGTGTGGATATGACTTCCGCAGTTCTGCCAGACGGGCAACAATGTCCTGTTTGCTCATGTTGTCAAGCTGATGGATATGTTGCTGTTCACGCCTGTCAATAGTAAGACCGCCCAAAGCAGAGCGAATTTTCTCAGCGTTGATTGCGGCAGAGTATTGCCCTGCTTCTTCCGCACCCCTCGACAATTCGTCCAGACGTTTAAGCTGATGCATCAGAGTCACGCCATATTTTCGTTCAGCCGCCTGTTTAAGTTCTTTTATGAGTTCGACAACTTCTGGAAAGTCTGTGCCGTTGAGCAATTTGCTGGCCTGTATTCTGGCAGATTTTTCTGCATACCCTGCCAGCCTTGCACACTCAGCGTTGCTGTGCCTACCCTCGACATAAAACTTGGCAAAAGTCTTTTGACGTTCGGTCAGGCCTGCTGGTCTGCCAGCCTTGCCTATAGTGTTTTCTGTGGGTTTTTTATTTTCAGATTTCAAAATCCGCTCCTGTACGGTCTGAGAAGTGTTACAACGGGCCAAAAGTGGGCCATGTGTAATCGTTGCCTGATAAGGCTTTGTCCCACTTGTCCCACTTGTCCCACCATATTTCAAAAATTTTTATAAAAAAATAAAAGGCAAAAAAAACTTTATAGTAATGTGCATTTTATGCTTGACTATCCCATGTGGTCTTATAATATGGTCTTATGAGTTACGTTATTATATCGGAGGAAAATTGATATGACAACAGAAGCGCAAAGAATACAGGACATAGGTTCGTGGATCGAGGACGGTGATTTCAAGTTCATCAACGAAGGGTCAATCGTTTTGGTTCAGCCTATGAATGATGATGCGGCTCAGTGGCTGACACAGACATCTAATGATGCATATGAGTCTGGTGTTGAGTGGCAATTCTTTGGTCGTTCCTTGGTCATCGAACCAAGGTTCATGGATAACATCTTATGCCTTCTGGATGATGAAGGCTGGAGGGTAAGCTAATGAGTACAAGAGCGGTATATTTTTTTGAAGATCGTCAGGACGATGATTGTTACTACGGTGTCTACAAACATTATGATGGATACCCACAGGGTGCGGCATCGCACATTGAGGATGCCAAGTCATATGCTTGGCAGTTTCCAAGATGGGAAGCTGATGAATTTGCGGCAGCGTTTGTTGCGGCAAACAAAAATTACAAGGGCGGTGAGGTTCGACTGCTTCCAAACTTTGAGGCTACATCCATTGATATGCTGATGGATGACTACCATTGGTGCGACTACTACTACATCATCAGTTGGGATGATTACGATAAAGAAATGTATGTAAAGATTTTTGAGAGTCGCTATGACCCTGAAAACTACGAGGAATCAAAACACTGGCATGAGACTGCCAGCATGAGACACAGTGAAATGCTACGGGCATATGCGGAGGCAAGCTGATGGGTAAGTTTAGAGTGACTGCTGTTCAGAAAGTGGTTTACGAAACTTTCATCGAAGCCCCTGACAAAGAAACAGCATGGACTGCTGCGAACAATAACGGTCGTCATGAGTGGTCAGCCTGTGATGACTGGGACATTATCAAAAATCTGGATGATGATTGGGTTTTGACAAGCATAACAGAAGAAGAGGAGGCAAGCTGATGCAGTTACTTTTACCTTTGGATCATGAGCCTTGTCTTAATCATCAAGCAAAGTTGATGGCGGATGAAATGGTTGCGTCAGGAGACTGCTTGAATTGGGATCATGCCTATGAATGTGCATGGAACGTAATTGAGGACGAAATAAAATGGGCAAGCTAAAACAGTTGATGATTGAAGAAATGGATATGGCTCGTGAGCATGGTGACCTGATGGGTGACGGCATGATGTTCACCAGCCACCCGACTGACCACATACAATGGTCAGAGTTGCGGATGTTTATCGACAGACTGCGCCAGTATTACGAACTGCTAGACCGTAAGATCATGGTGATCAACAGCTATCACAATGCTGGCTGGGACTTCATGTCGAATATGCAAGAGAAGCCGCCAGAGAATGGCATTGAGATTCAATGGAAGCCAATGGACAGAGGTGATGGAGGTCATGATTATGAATAATCAACGATGGACAGAAGTTACGGGTATGCTGGCTCCGCCAATCCTGACGGTGGCGCATCAGTTCCCGTTTGATTGGTGGGCAGACACTGCCGAAAATATTTGGATTACTGCACTGGAAGGGGGCAGTACACACTGGATGGACTACGTCCACACGAAGGGCAAAGACCTGAAGGTGGGCAAACAGATAATGCAAAACTTTCCGGTGACAGTTCATCACGGCAGTGATGGTTGGGGTGATGAGGAAAGCGAAGTGGCACACGGTGCGTCACTGAGTATTATCACCAAAGGCATTCATATGCTGGAGTCATGGCACATCATAAATCACGTCTGTTATGGTGACATCGATGCTGAGATTGCAGACCAGATTATTCAACGTGGTTTATTTGGGGAGTTGATTTATGTCTGACATGATATCTTTTGACTTTACGCTGGACAATATTCTCAGCGTCAAAGCACCGAAGGGGACTGACCCCGACACGTTAAAAAACAAAGTGCGTGGCAAGTTGTGTGAATTGATTAATGACGAATGTGAAGTCTTCATGTTTGAAGGCACGTTCGAGGAGGACAGCAATGACTGATGGGTACACCTATAAAGAAGAAAACTGCGAATGCGGTTTAACTGAAGACGGTGTCTGGAGTGACGAAGTTTTTGACCGCTTTGGTTGCACTTGTGATGAGGAGGACAGCAATGACTGAAGTTGAAAAATCATTTGAGCGCATACAGCGTAGGCGTATGCCGTTGCACGTTGTTGGTAGCAGTAGCACTTATTATGATCTACGAGACACAGAACTGTGCGTGTTTTATTTTGGTGATGAGCAGTTCATTCTGCGCCCGATAACCATCAGGACAGGAAACTTGGAGGAAGACTGCACAGCCATTCACATGGGTGGAGGTAAGCACTTTTTCGTGGTGTTGGAAGACATCGAAACAATCAACGACTTTTTATTTGGAGTGTACTAATGCCTAGAGTAATCATCACATGGGAATGGGAAGATGCCTTCTCAAAGTTCGGGTTCGGTGACGGTGATGGCTGGAACGGAACGCATGAGGTCGAGGGTGAGATTGAAAGCCTTGGCTATGAGGTCGTGACGGATAGCTGGGGCTGTCACAATTACATGATCTTTGACATCAAGAAGGACGGCAAGTCCATCCTGTTTCCAGAAGGCAAAGAACATGGGAACAATCTGGATGACTGGCTACCTGAGATACAACAAAGGATCAGGGATCGAGACCCGTCAAAAATTGTGTATGAAGACCCCAGCCGCAGGTCGCTTGAACCACTGGGCTACGAAGAGCCACGTCTGTATCTACCGGACGACATCATCAAACATCTGGACAGCGTCTTCACGGAAGACTGGGAGGAACCTTATGACTGTTGATTTAGAAAATCAGATACTTGAACAGGCGGACAAAGAGGACAAGCAACGTCGTGCGGAGTATGCCAGAAAGCTAAAAGAACATCTTATTTCCATGCCCAAGGTTTTGCATGATCTTATCCCTGCGTTTGAAAACTCAGACGTGTTTGCAGGAATCACGCAACAGGATTTGACTTATGCAAGGGCTATAGGGTTGATGGCTGAGATGGCTGACGAAGACCTAGCCTTGTTACGGACTCATGCGTTCTTCTTAATTGATGGCGTGATACGAACGGACAAAGGTCATAACTCTCGGTCAACAAAACTTAGCTATGAATTGACAGGTTTTTTCAAGCAGAAGGACCGCACCAAGGAAGAACAGGAATTGTATTCGCTTGCTTTTCCTGTCAGCAAGAGGGGGGAAACTTTGTGCACCCCACTTGGGGCAAAGGTAATACTAAACTTTCTTGCCGTGTTTGGCACTGAGCAATTCATAGAAGGCAATCTAAGACAAAGGTCAGAGGCTCTATCATCGCTGCACAAATATGCAATGATGATCCCGTCCAAACAGGTGTTGGACGGCCCGTTTCCTGCGGTTAAAAGCGGCTTTGTTGATTCAAGTAAACAGCTATTCATGGACGACGGCAAGCTGGTTCTGCGTAAACCTGTCAAACCTGATGTTGAAAGAAAGCCAAACGGTCAGTTTGCAAAGGGACATCATGTGCCAGAAGAATGGAAGCAACAGGCGGAAGCGGAGGTAGCTGTGGGTGAACGAAAAGAAACAGTTGTAAAGGGTAGGCCGTATGATCAAAAGACACTGCGTAAAAAAATGCTGGAAAGAAATCCTGTGTGTCCTTTTACAAACATATCAAGTCCAAAGTTTTTGAGGGTGTCACACATCAAGCCTGATTCTGAGTGTGAAGGTAGTGAAGGGGCAGACCCAGCTAACATTCTAATGCTGTCTATTCTACCAGACAAATTGTTTGACTGTGAGGCAGTGGAAGGGTTTCAACGGGTGGCGTTCATTTCATTTAATGATGAAGGCAGGGTAATGCGTAGCACCAAGGTTACAAACGAAGAGTTACTGGCTCTTGGCTTGCCTAAAAATTGGTGGACTGTTTCCATCGCACATTTGTTGCAAGGTGGAGAAGGTGAGCGACGCAAGCGTTACCTGAAATGGCACAGGGAAAATATGTTCTATGATAACGTAATAAAGAAAGCGAAGTCGTGACTGATTATCATTGCACAGAGTGTGCTGCCCAGGCGATAGTAGTAGAGCAGGGGCGGTACTACTGCCCCAAATGTTGGTTCAAATTGTTTACGAAGGTATATGACAATGACAAAATTAAAGACCGTAAGTTCAGGGTCGAAGCACAAACAAAGGTATTACAGGGTCGGGTTGATTGTTGAGTTCTACAAAGACCAGTTTGTTAAAGCCGTGGACGAAGAAGAAGCCAAAGAGTTGGCAGAGAACAGGTTGCGTAGGCGCACAGGTTTGATGAACAGTCTGGGCTTTTCAATAGGTGATCTTGAGATCATAGACACAGAGGAAAAGCGATGAAGATACAGGATGAAAAGCTGGCTGAAGCTGCGTCTGAAATTATCAGCGACACCATTGCCACACTCTGCGAATTGGAAGTGGATCAGGATTACGCTGCCTATTTGTTGCTGTCCGCAGGTATGTGTCTGGCTATCACGGGCAACAGGAAAAGTCCCATCATAGCTACTCAGATTCTAGCAGCGGCAATGATGGTTGCTAATCAAAACATTATTGGAAAAGAGGAGGAGGAAGATGATGAACCAAGATATCATTGATGATATGCAAATGCCGTTGGACGCAGGCCGTTGTCCCAAATGCTCCGGTAATTTATCTCTTAACAAGATGGATGGGAGCATTGCTTGCCCAGTATGTGGGCTTGAGATTGTTGACAGTTGGATGATATCTGATAGGATAACAGATAGTAACGAGGAGTCTGATATGGAAACACATCTGATGCCAGATGAAGCCACAATCGCATCCAAAGAACCGAGGATGAAGTGGCAAGAAGCGGTGACCACCATTGATAAAGTCATAGAAGATTGGTTGACTGATGGCGGTGACGTGGGCGGTGAGGTAGAGGCCAACGTCCGTGCCGCATGGCATAGAATTTTACAGGGCTGATTATGTCAAAAGATAATGTGGTTTATCTGCACAGTAAACTTGTGTTTAAAAAAGACCCCGTGCCTACGGTGTGCGAGGTCGCAGGACAGATGTTAAAGGACGTAGTTATTTTGGGCGAAGCAGAGGACGGGACAATCAAGATGATGACTACCCAGCCTGACCCTGCTGAGATTATATATTACCTTGAGAATGCTAAGTATGCGATTCTCGCTGGAGGAATGGATGATGACGAAGAAAATTAAAGAGGAGATGTCGCCTGAGACACAGCAAATGTTTGATGTATGTGATCAGTATTGCGACGGAAAGATAAATTTAGAACAAGCGATAAAGAAATATCGTGAGTTTATTCCCTCGGCAAGTGACGAAGAACTTGAGATCCTTTTGACAGGATTTGAAAGAGACAATGTTGTTAAGTTGCCGAGGCCGTAAATGTTTAGATACAGAACCGAACCGTATGAGCACCAACGGGTTGCCCTTGAGAAGTCATACGACCACAAAAATTTTGGGTACTTCATGGAGATGGGGTGTGGCAAGTCGAAGGTCTTGCTCGACAACATCACATGGCTCTACGACAACAAGCTTATCGACACAGCAATCATCGTTGCGCCGAAGGGTGTCTATCGAAACTGGCAGGTATCAGAAATACCAACTCATTTACCAGAAGACATTGACCCTGAGATATATGTGTGGAGTGCGAACCCTAACAAGACTCAGAGAGAACGTCTATCCGAAGGGGTTGAGAAGCGTGATAAGTTCCGCATCTTGCTGGTCAACGTGGAAGGATTTGGAGCGTCGAAGAAGGTCTCTCAATATGTGGATCTCTTTACACAAGGCTCGACTTTCTTACTTGCGGTCGATGAGAGCACAACTATTAAGAACCCCAAGGCCAAGCGGACTAAAGCTTTGGTTAAGTTTGGTCAGAGTGCAACGTACAAACGTATCCTTACCGGATCGCCCGTTACTAAATCGCCTATGGATCTCTACGCACAATGCGGATTCATGGACAAAAGACTGCTCGGCTTCGATAGTTACTACGCCTTCCAAGGTAGGTACGCTATCACACGGACTCAGCGCATGGGTTCGCACAGCTTTCAGCAGATTGTGGGCTACCGTATGCTAGAAGAATTGTCGGATAAACTGGCAGGTTTTTCTTATCGTGTGACCAAGGATGAAGCACTTGACTTGCCAGATAAGATTTACACCACCCGTGAAGTGTACTGCACAAAAGAACAGATACAGTACTATCACTCCATCAAGACAGCGGCTATTGCTTTGCTCGATGATGGACAGCTGGTCTCTGCGCCAGCGGTCATGACACAACTACTGCGGTTACAACAGGTGCTGTGTGGTCATCTGATGACAGACGATGGCGAACTGGTAGAGTTCCCGACTAAGCGCATTGATGCCCTGCTTGATACAGTTGAGGAGATGTCGGGTAAGGTTATCATCTGGTCTCGGTTCCGGTACGACATACGAAAGATAGCAGTCGTGTTGGAGTCAAAGTATGGCCCAGGATCTACGGTCAATTACTTCGGTGATACGTCCGATGCTGACAGACAAGAAGCTATCAAACAGTTTCAGTTTGGAGATGCAAGGTTCTTCGTTGCCAACCCACAGACCGCTGGCTATGGCCTGACACTGACGGCTGCAACGAACGTGATCTACTATGCCAATGACTTTAATCTTGAGACACGGGTTCAGTCTGAGGATCGTGCTCATCGTATTGGTCAGCATCATCCGGTGACGTATGTTGACCTGATGACAAAGGGCACGGTTGATGTTCACATTGTGAAGTCTCTTCGGAATAAGATTGATCTATCAGCGAAGACGCTGGGCGAAGAAGCGCGGCAATGGTTGGAACTTGACCCCCGTCGAAGTGACGATTAGATGCCTGTTGCTCGGCGTATTTCACGGCATTGTTGTCTGGTGAGCGGGATAGCTGGTACGGGTATAAGGCACAGGACCCAGTTTCGAGGTCCACATACAGAAGACGGACACCCAGTTTCTTTTGGATGTCTGTTAGCAGACGTGAAATTATTGAGCCGTTCTTTCTACGGCCCACAGTCTTCACGTCAAACAAAAGTAATTCACCTTTTGGGGTGAGGGCAATGAGGTCTATCGGGCCTTGTTCAATGAAGGGAGTGTATACATAGCAGTTTTGGGACATCAACCAAGAGGCGGCGATGAGTTCAGATCTTTTACCATCACGAACCTGATGTGCTGGTCTCATTTTTCCCTTGACCCCCCGATCAAATATGAGATACACTAACACGGTAACACAGAAAGTATGAGGTAACAAACATGGACACCACGAAGTGGAAATCAGTAGCAGTGAACATTGACGTTTACAAAATTCTGAAGACACGAGCAGAGAAGAACGACAGGAGCGTCAGTGGTGAATTGGCGCATATTGTTAAGACTGCAACGTCTCAAGAAAAAGCTGCTTGACATACCTCTGGGGAGTGGGTCTATACTCTCCGTCACACCCGAAGGGGTTAAACTTTAACGTAGAAAGTACAGGAGATTGTACGATGAGCGATGTGTTTTCGCTATTTGATGAGGAAGTCGATGCCAATAAGTTCGACAAAGTAGACGGAGAGAAGGGCAGTACTTTGTCCAATCTCATCCGTCAATCAATGGAGGTGGATCAGAAGATTGCAGAAGCAGAGCAATATCTGAAAGACCTCAAATTCCAGAAACGTAAAGTGAATGAAGAAGACATCCCGAACCTGATGCAGGAGATGGGCATGGACTCTGTTACGGTCGATGGCAACAAGGTTGCTTTGCGGCAGTTTGTTCATGCGCGTATTGCCGACGACAAGAAGGACGAAGCGTTTACATGGCTACGTTCTATTGGCGAAGGAGACATTATCAAGAATGATGTAACTGTTTCGTTTAAGTCTGGCGAAGACAATATGGCTGGGGCTGTCGTCGATGACCTCCGCAATCAGGGTCTGGAACCTGCACAAAAAACTCACGTCCATCCGCAGACGCTGAAGGCGTGGGTAAAAAACCGCATCGAGAGTGGTGGCGAAATAGACTTCGACACGTTCGGTGTATTTGTTGGAACTGAAGCTAAAATATCAAGGAGCTAAAGATGGCTGAAGCAGCAGTAGTAAAAAAAGAAAGCACAGCAGTTGCTAATATCATGGACGATCTGTACGAAGCGGCAGGTCAGGGCATGGAAACCATTAGTGCAGATGATATGCAGATTCCGTTCTTGCGGATTCTTCAGCCTCTGTCACCACAGTTAATAAAGACTGACCCGAAGTTTATCAAAGGCGCATCCGCTGGTGATATCTTCAACACCGTAACTGGTGAGTTTTGGGAAGCTGATGAAGGTGTGAACGTATTAATGTGCGCGTACACCACAAAGTTTCTGGAGTTCCAGTTGCGTGAAAATGGCGGTGGATTTATGGGTGAGTTGGATGCCAACAACCCAGACATTCGCCAGACCAATCGTGTCGGTGCAAATGAAATGCTGCCAAACGGCAACGAACTTGTTCGGTCCGCACAGTTTCTTGTGTTGGCGTACGATGACAATGGCATGACCACGCAGATGATTTGTGACATGAAGAAGACACAAATGAAGATCGCAAAGCAGTGGAACACACGTCGCGCTGGTCTGAAGATCATGCACCCAACCAAGGGCCTGTTCAACCCACCTATGTGGGCAGTTCCGTGGAAGCTTACATCCACTCAGGAATCCAACGACAAAGGTTCGTGGTTCAACTACCAAGTTCAGCAGCTAGAGATGGAGTCCGTGCCGATGCCTGCGTTGCAGGAAGCGCGTGACTTGTACAACTCGTACCGCGCTGGAGAGATTAAGATGAGTACAGGTGAAGACAGTCAGACTGACACAGTCACAACTGACGACACAGACGTACCGTTTTAACCAGTTGGGGGCAGGGCCGATGACACCCTGCCCCCTTCCTCTCTTGCCCGGAGCAACTTATGAACCAAGCTGAACGGTTCATGGCGGCGTTTGAAGGCTTTACTGCCGCACATGGACAGACACAAATATCAGATGAGAGACGCGCTGGAAAACAAAAGGCGAAGTCATTCATTGTTCGGAAGCCACTAACACTGGAACTTATCGTCGCACACCTTGAGGGTAAGCATGGCGTGGGTTCTATACCTATCAACGAAAACAATCAATGTAAGTTCGGTGCGCTGGACATTGACCAGTATCCACTCGACCTTGTTGCACTTGACAAGAAGCTGCGTGACAACGATATTCCATGTGTGGTCTGCCGCTCGAAGTCAGGTGGTGCCCACATCTTTTTCTTCTTTACAGAATTTTTTAGTGCAGGTGTTTTCCGTGACAAAGCCACAGAAATTGCTGCCTACCTTGGATACGGTGGCTGCGAAATATTCCCGAAGCAAGAAGAGATTCTTGTCGAGCGTGGCGATGTTGGAAACTTCATTAACCTTCCGTACTTTGATGCGGAACAGACGATGCGTTACGCTGTCAAAGAAGACGGAGACGAAGCGGACCTTACCGAATTTCTGGATATAGTAGAAGCCAGAAGAACCAACCCCAAAGATTTTGAAAAGCTACAGCTTGGTGAACCTGTCAATGAGTTTGAACAGTGGGCACCGTGTCTGTCGCATATGTTTAGTCAGGGCATACCAGAGGGTACGCGCAACACAGTTATGTTCGCCGCCGCTGTCGGTGCCAAGAAAGAACAGCCTGAGAAGTGGAGAGAACGTCTTGAAGAAATTAATGTCAAATACTGTGCGCCCCCTTTACCAGCTTCTGAAATCGTCACTATTCAGTCTCAACACGAGAAGAAGGAATATGGTTTCCCCTGTGACCAAGAACCCCTCAAATCGTTCTGCAACAAAAGCCTCTGCAAAACGAAGACATGTGGAATAGGTAGCCACGTTCAGCATGTGGAGATCACTGGTCTGTGTGTGGTTAAGTCCGAACCGCCTGTCTGGTTCTGTGATGTAGGTGGTCGCCGTGTTGAACTGACAACCGATGACCTGCAAACACCACAGCGTTTTCAGAAAGCCTGCATGGAACAGATTCATGTCATGCCTCCGATGATGAAGATGGCTGACTGGCAAGAGGTTGTGTCCATGTTGATGGACGGCATGAGTGAGATAGATGTACCGGAAGAACTTACCTATAAAGGCCAGTTCATGGACCTGCTAGAAGCGTTCTGTGACGGTCGGGTACAGGCACAATCATTTGAAGAGATCGCACTTGGCAAACCCTTTACGGACGATGAAGAGGGGATGACCTATTTTAAACTAGAGGCACTGCTTAAATACCTACGCAATCAGAAGTTTGACAGTTACAGTCGTGGTCAGATTCAAGAGCGGTTAAAAGAATTGAACGACAACGGCACCGCCAATGGTCAGAAAAAATTTAAAACTACGAAGGGAGACTGGAAGAACGCTCGTGTGTGGTGGGTCCCGATGTTCAATGCCGAGGTCCAAGTGCCAAGCATCGAGCTTGACAGTGAGGTGCCGTTCTAATGCAGACTACAATCTTTGGGCCACCTGGCACTGGCAAAACAACCAAGCTTATATCTATCGTCAAGCAGGAACTTGAAGATGGTACAAGGCCGGAGGATATAGCGTTCGTGTCCTTCAGCCGTAAGGCGGCGGATGAAGCGCGGACTCGTGCGGCATCTGCTTTGAGTATGAACCCTGACCAGATGGTTTGGTTTCGTACACTACACTCAATGGCCTTTCAGTTTCTGGGTATCAGCCGTGGGCAGGTGCTCAGAGGGACTGACTTCGCGCAACTTGGCAATATATTGGGGTTAGAGTTTTCTTCCAACTCTTCTCTAACAATGGCTGATGGGCAACTCTTCTCTCCGGGCAGGAGTGGTGATGCTTATCTGTCCATGATCCAATTAGCTAGGGTGCGTGAGGTCAGTCTCGAACAGCAATTCAGTGACACCAACAACAGGAATCTGCACTATCAGCAAGTGAAAGTTGCAGAGCAGGTGCTCCACGATTATAAGCGCGACACAGGTAAGCTTGACTTTGTAGACATGATTGAACGCTTTATAGCACAGGGCGAAGGACCGAGGTTAGAGGTCCTGATAGTCGATGAGGCACAAGACTTGGCCCCGTTACAGTGGCGCATGGTTCATGAGGTGTTGAAGCCACGGGCAAAGCGCATCTATTTTGCAGGTGATGATGACCAGTGCATCTACTCTTGGATGGGTGTAGACGTGCGAGATTTTCTTAATGCATCTGATCATAAGACGGTGTTAGATAAGTCATATCGTCTTCCGCGAAACATCTATAACATTGCGGATTCTCTAGTAAATCGAGTGGTTGTGCGACAGCCAAAAGTGTGGTCCCCTGTAAATGAGGCTGGGCAAGTTGTCTGGCATCACGACATAATGGACCTCAATCTAAACAGCGGCGAGTGGCTGATCCTTGCTCGAACAAATTACATCGCAAACAAGATTGCAGCAGACCTCAAGGAGCAGGGTTACCTGTTCTGGCGCGAGGGTTCTGGTTGGTCCATCTCACCCAATGTACTAACTGGAATAGAGGTATGGCTTAAATTATGCAAAGGTTTAACAGCTACAGCGACGGAACTGAAAATATTATCCACGTTATTGAAATCGGATATCGTGGTCAGATCTGGAAGGAAGAAACTAGCCACCCTCGACAACGAAATTCCCTACCTTCTCGACGACGTAAAAGAGAACTTCTCTATCAGCGACTTGAAAGAGAAGCCTTGGTACGAAGTATTGAAAGTGGCAGAGCGGGAGAGAATATACATTACCTCTGCCCGACAGAGGGGGGAGAAGATCCTGACGGACAAGCCGAGGATCAAGATATCAACAATACACAAAGCAAAGGGTGGCGAGGCGGATAACGTCGCCCTTCTTTTAGATTCATCTAGGGCCTGCGCTGAAAGCGAAGATCAGGACGGCGAGATTCGTACGTTCTATGTTGGTATGACTCGTGCCAAGAAAGCTCTGCATATCATCGAGTCACAATCACAATATGGGTTTGCATTATGAAAGACAGAAAGCATTTCTTGGACACAGCCGAGACACTAATCAACGGTCCGAGGGCCAAGGAGTATGGTCCCGCCAAGCTGAACCACATGCGTATCGCAGAGATATGGTCAATCATTTTGGCAAGAAAACTGGACGAAGACATTACACCTGAAGAAGTGGTGGCCTGTATGGTGGGCCTGAAGCTGGCGCGTTTGGCAGAGGACATCAGCAAAGATGATTCATGGGTGGACATCATAGGATACGCCGCGTTGGGTGGGGAGATTATAAACGATGAAGGTTGATCTGTTTGACCCAGAAAGTGAAAGCTGGCTACCGCCGTCCAGCTTTCCAGACCTGACGGGCTGTGAAAGAATAGCGATTGACTTGGAAACAAGAGACCCGAACCTGACCACACTAGGCCCAGGCTGGTGTCGTGACGACGGGTATGTCATAGGGTATGCCGTTGCCGCTGGAGATTTTGTTGGTTACTTTCCTGTTCGCCATGAGTCTGGCAACCTGCCAGAGAAGAAGGTTGTCAACTGGTTGAAGAAGCAACTGGCTACACCGCACATAGAAAAGGTTATGCACAACTGTATGTATGACCTTGGTTGGTTGCGTTGGGCAGGCATAGAAGTACAAGGCAAAATCATTGACACGATGATAGCTGCTCCACTTCTGAACGAGAACAGGCGGTACTACAATCTGAACTCTTTGTCCGGTGAATATCTGGGCGAATGGAAGAACGAAAAGATGCTGAAGTCTGCGGCTGATATGTACGGTGTTGACCCGAAAGGCGGCATGTGGAAGTTGGACTCCACGTTTGTTGGGCGGTATGCCGAACAAGATGCGGCGGTGACATTACGTCTTTGGGACAGGCTACGCGGTGACCTTGTCAACGATGAGTGCACTGGTATATTTGATCTTGAGTCAAGCCTGCTGCCTGTGCTTTTAGACATGAAGACACGCGGTGTAAGGGTTGACACAGATAAAGCTGAACAAGTTCAAAAGGAACTGAAGCGCAGAGAAGACGCACTGTTACTTGAAATAAAGGATCTTACCCAAGTCAGTGTGGAACCGTGGGTCGCCACATCTATAGCAAAGGCGTTCGACGCTGTCGGGCTGACCTACGAGAGGACAAAGAATACGGATGCTCCGTCCTTTACAAAACAATTTCTTGCGAATCATGAGCACCCACTGGCGCAGAAGATTGTGCGCCTTCGTGAGTTTAACAAAGCAAACACTACCTTTATCGAAACTATTCTTGAGCATTCGCATAATGGTCGTATCCATTGTGATTTTAATCCTCTTCGTTCAGATGAAGGGGGCACAGTCACAGGACGATTTTCTTCGTCCAACCCGAACCTCCAGCAAATCCCGGCAAGAGACCCAGAAATCAAAGCGATGATCCGTGGTTTGTTTATCCCAGAAGAGGGATGTAAATGGGGTTCTTTTGACTACGCCTCACAGGAACCACGCTGGCTTGCCCACTATTGTTCTACACTAAAAGGTGCGAATCGTCATCCACAGATTGATGACGTGGTGCAGATGTACCAAGACGGTGATGCTGATTTTCACCAGATGGTCGCGGACATAGCTGGCATCAGCCGTAAGCAGGCGAAGACAGTCAACCTTGGCATTATGTACGGCATGGGCCGTGGCAAGCTGGCTGGTGTGATGGACATCACGCAGGAAGAAGCGAAAGAATTGTTGAGTCAGTACCACGATAAGGTGCCGTTCGTAAAAGGTATGGCTGACCTTGCCATGAAGCAAGCCGAGAACAACGGTCATATAAGAACGTGGCTGGGTCGCAAGTGTAGGTTTGACATGTGGGAACCTAAGTCATACGGTTATAATAAAGCACTGCCCTTAGAAAAGGCAGCGAAAG